TGCTCTTCGTATGTACAAGAAGAATTGCTCTGAACGACGTGCCTATGGCATGGAAGTTCATCCTACTTTTCAAGCGTACGAAGAGTCCAACCGTAATTTCTTGAAAAAGAAATATCGTAACAGTTAGTTGATACAACCACCTGTGGAGCCAAGTGCGGCTAGAGGTCCGACAGCGTATACGTTCTCCTAACAATCAATGCAAGATAAGTCGTTAGATTGATGTAACTGCTATAAGTAGTTAATATACATCCGACAAAACTTTAAGTTTATACTTATGATTCTAACCGGGTCAGATACCAAGCTAACTGTTACGATCAAATTAAGGAGTAATTATGGACAATGTAAACCAACCCCCACACTACAACACTGGAGATATCGAGTGCATACAAGCTATTCAAGCCTCTATGACCACCCGACAATTCCAAGGCTACTTGAAAGGTAACATCATAAAATACATATGGCGTTATGAATACAAGAACCAACAAGAAGACTTGCAAAAAGCCCAATGGTATTTAGCAAGACTACTTGAAACTTATAACCATGAAGGAGAAAATCATGAGCAAAAATCATCACCGATATAACAATGCAACTTCAAGATGGTGTGATGCAAACAGCGTACCGTATCAAAGAAACGGTTTTTTGTTTGGCCCTACTACTGTTGAAGATCAAGTAACAGGTAATACTTTTCACACCTTAGAAGGTGTTATGGAATTACCTGAAGGTGTAAAACCAGAACAAATATTTAACGAAGGTGACTGGTTAGTAGCTGAATACCAACAAGGGTACATTCGTTGTAAAGTTACTGGCTTTTCACCGCGTGCTGGTAATCTTATTGTTGATCGTTTTTACAACGATGCATGGAGGCAAGTAATACCTGACATACCTCGTTCGGGTTTTATATATAACATTCAAAATGTACGAAAAAGCGGTAACCCTTGGGGCTACGGTACAGGACGTTGGCTTAGTGCTTCTACAAAACCGGTAGTTGATGCCCAACATTCAGGACACACTGTAAAATCATGGGCCTGGTTTGCCATACCAAAAGAATCTATGTTTAAACTTAACTTATTAGGAGTAAAAATATGAATATATTTGCTGTAAATGACGATCCAAGACTAGCGGCATTAGAACTGCCAGATAAACTTGTACCAAAAATGATTGTGGAATCTGCACAAATGCTATCGACTGCACATCGCGTGCTTGATGGCGATGCAGGAGCAGATGCTAAACTTTTATACAAAAAAGCATACGAGAATCACCCTTCAACTATATGGGTACGAAAAGATGCAATGAACTATTGGTGGTTGTGGATGCATGCACTAACACTTTGTGAAGAATACAAATGGCGATTTACAGATGAAACTGGTATTGCTGCTCATAAAACAGAAACTGTAATACATGCTTTACAAGAGTTGCCACTCAACATTCCAGCTGAGAAAGAAACTAATTGGGAAGTATTGCAAGATTTACCTTTATGTATGCCTGATCAATACAAACACAAACAAGGTAGTGGTCATAAGATATATATTATGGAATCTTATCAACAATTTGTTACTCAAGACAAACCTTACATGGAGGATGTGTTCAAAGCTTATACTCGTGCAATACAAAAGAAAGAACACTACAAAGATCACCACGGTAATTCGTCTGGAATAAATTATCCACCACAATGGGTAACTAAAAATGCTACACCTGAACAAAGAAAACATATTGATTTACACAAACTAATGAATCCGGAGACTACAATATGAACCTAAGAAATTTATTTTATATACAACTTTTTATTATTGTATCTATGTGTACAGCATGTTACATGTCTGGCATACAGTACACTTTTGAAGTGGAGTTAATATGACAATAAGTAAACCAAATGGAAAACTTACACCTGAACACTTACAACGCATTCGCATTGCGTTAAAACGTAAAGGTAAAATATGATAACAACTATTTCAGAAGCCTACAGAATTCTTGAACGTCTTGTAGACGAACTTGAAGATGATTGGACTGATACTGGAGACGACCAAAAACTTTTAGAAGCTAATAAAAAAATACAAAGGTATAAAGCAGCTTTAGAAATTATTAAAAACCGAATATGAAAACCAATATATCAATTGAACTAACGAACGACGAACGAATGAACCTTGGACAAAAGTTCTATAACAAAAAACAAATGATAACTCGTGCCGACCTTAACTCTATAGTTAAGAAATTTATAGGTGATGTTATCGAAGCCACACCCCCCACCCCCAAACAGGTTAATGAAGACCCTTTGCTTAGCAAAGATTGGTCTAGTCTAACCCAATTAAAAAACTACTTGGAAAAAGAAGGTCAAGTAGAAATATTAGAGTTCAATGGTTTTGAACTTATTGTGCAGGACAGTGAGTGTATACACATATACACCCTGGGCGATCAATTGTACAAAAAGAAAAAGGGCCTACCAAAGTAAGCCCTTTTTACACTTTCATTGATACTAGGAGAAAATCAACTCCTAATAGTCTAAGTTATGTTTATGCTATTGTCTAGCTAAAATAACCTATAACTGTAATTGTACCAGCAGCACCTGTAGCAGGAGCGACTTGTACATGAATATCAATAGTATCGTCTGCAGTAAACTCAACTGGTTCACTTGCGTCATCATCTGCACTTAGTGCACTGTAAAGCTCGATACCACCAGCTTGACCAATAGTTGAACCGTCTTTAATTGCAGCAGAGTTGGCACCAGTAGCAGACGTGCTGTTACCGTAACCAATATCTAGTACAACAGCCGGCGAACCGTTTGTGTCAATATCAGTAGATACTACTCTTAACGCGTGCAAAGTTTCCCCTGCGTATACGTTTAAAGTTTGTATTACATCGTTTAATGCTAAGACAGGAGTAGTAATAGTAGCTTTCCTTGTGAACATTTGTCCTTCAGGGAAACCTTTAAAAGCTGAATTGCTTTCAACGTTACCACTCTTTCTTAAAGTAGCTATAGTAGCCATATAATCACCTTTAATATTAAAGTTATATTTACGTATCACTTGCAAGTGTGATACCCTTAATTTTCAAACATAAAGCATTTAGGATAAATGTCAACAGTCTAGGAGGACTAATATGTCAACATATGTAATGGTAAAACGGAATACTAAAAGTCCGTATACCTACCCCGATGAACACGCCCCGTTTACACAGTATAAAAAAGTAAGATTGTCAGTCGCTTTTAACATGGTCAATTCCCGCATAGGTTGGGAACGTGCCAAAAAAGGAGATTATGAGTATTGGCAAAAATTAATGATACAACAAAGGAGATCTACATGAATGTAATTACACTCGACTTCGAAACTTATTACGATACAGAACACAGCCTGGCACATCTCAGTGCTGTGCAGTACGTACACTCACCCCTGTTTAAAGTGTGGGGAGTTGGTATAAAAATGAATGATGAGCCTACCGAATGGTTTGGAGCTGAGGAATGTGCAGACGCAATCAAAGCTATACAATGGGATGGCGCTGCAGTCGTGTGTCACAACACTCTGTTTGACGCATACATACTTACCCAGTATTACAAAGTGTATCCTAAATACTACTACGACACAGCAGCCATGGCCCGTGGACTTGCACCCAATGAAAGCGCTTCGTTAAAAAATACTTGCGAACGTATATTCCCTAACGACAAAACAATGCGTAAAGGCGACGAACTTGTAAATGCAAAAGGTATCTTTGACTTACCACCAGATGTGGAAGACCAAATAGCTGGTTATTGTATACAAGATGTTGATCTAACTTATGCATTGTACAACGTTATGCAGCCTAATTACCCACAATCAGAACTTGACCTTATAAATCTAACTTGTCGTATGTATGTAGAACCAAAAATATTTCTTAATCGTACATTACTTCAGGCCCATAAAGATGACATTGTCGCAAATACTGCACAACTCATACAGGACTCCGGGCTTACACGTGCACAACTAGCGTCTCAAAAACAATTTGCAGAATATCTCGAGTCAATCAATATCACCGTGCCAACCAAAAAATCCCAGCGAACTGGAAAAATGATTCCTGCGTTTAGTAAGACAGATAAAGCTTATACTCAAATGTGTATTATGTATCCACAGTACAAACACATCTGGGATGCAAGAGAAGCTGTAAAGTCACGTATTGAAGAAACACGTGCACAAAGGCTGCTAGACGGATGTAATCCCGACGGAACTCTTTCCGTGCCATTACGATATTATGCAGCACATACTGGCAGGTTCGGTGGTACAGAAAAGATAAACCTACAAAACTTACCTCGCGGTTCTAAACTTCGTAATGCATTACAAGCTGGGCCGGATCAGATGTTGTACATTGCAGATTTATCTAACATAGAAGCTCGTATGCTTGCTTGGCTTGCAAAAGAAGAAGATTTACTTAATTCATTTGCAGCAGGAGAAGATGTGTATAGCAACTTTGCGTCACAGATTTATAACCGACCCATTACAAAAGAAAACAAACTCGAAAGATATGTTGGTAAAACAGCAATACTTGGTCTTGGTTATGGTATGGGAGCTAACAAATATCAAGCAATACTTGCACAAGGTTCACCAGCTGTTGATGTTACACAACAAACGGCCTTAGGAATTGTATCGCAGTACCGAGCAATGTATCCAAACATTCCCCAGCTATGGAGTATAGGTAAACAATTAATGTTCTACATGTTAGATAGGACGGACTCAAATTACTCCTATGGACCGTTGTCCGTAGCTAGTAACGCATTAAAATTACCCAATGGTATGTACCTACAATATCCACACCTGCGATATAACAATGGCGAATTTGTTTATGATTCAGGACGCAATGGTATTACACGCACGCACGGCCCGCGACTTGTAGAGAATATCGTACAAGCCCTAGCTCGTATAGTTATTACTGACCAAATGCTTGCTATACAAAACCTTCCTGGGATCTCAGTTGTATTAACCGTACATGATGAAATCATTGCTCTTGGCTCAGATAAACATGCTAATGAGACATTAGCAACAATAATGGCTATAATGAAGCAACCACCAGATTGGTGTACAGAACTCCCTCTAGATGCAGAAGGAGCGTACAGCAAAATATATAATAAGTGAGGTCATTATGGAAACATTATTAGTAATAATATTAGTAGTAGTTCTTAGTAAAGTATTACTCAAAGCTTTATGTCCTTATCAGAACAAAGCGTTAGACGATAAATTAAAACAATATTGGAAAGACCTTAAAAACTACTTTGAAAAGTGAGCAATCTAGTACTTAGTCGCCGTAAAAAAGAAAGTATTGTTATACATATCCCGGAGCTGGGAGAAGTTATCTGTACGTTTACAATTACAAACTTAGGACCTAAACAAGTAAAGCTTGCATTCGATGCAGAACCATATGTTAAGATAGATAGAAAAGAAATTTTTGATACACAGGAGTAAAAATCATGGAGATAATCTTTCTCAAAGCTAAACACAAGCTTGTCAAAGAAATAACAACTGACGAAACAAAACCCTACCCACTGGTAAAAAACTTTACCTCTGAGCATTACAATATAGAACCTAATCAAGAAGGCTTTGATAAGTTCTATGAGTTATTACAAACCCACGCAGCTGCAGGTCATGCACTGCACAAAGGTGATTTAAAGAAAAAACTAAAGAATGAATCACGTGCACTAATGACTGATCGTGCTGCAAGTACACAGTTATTAGTATTAGATTTAGACGGCATTACATTCCCTGGTGCTAAAAGTAAGTACAATACTTATGATATACAGAATCTTGCTGAAGCTTTTGTGCAATATTTACCATCAGAGTTTAGTAACGTAAGTTATATTGCACAAGCATCCGCGTCCCTAGGAATAAAAAGTAACAAAATCTCAATGCATTTGTTCTTTTTACTTAACCATACTGTACAACCTCGGGCCCTAAAAGAATGGTTTCGTACACTTAATTATGAAATAGATATACTTGCTGACCAACTTGTATTGTCTGCTAATGGACAAAGTATTTCTTATCCACTAGATGTAAGCTTAGCTGATAACTCTAAACTTATTTATATAGGTACTCCTAAATTTACAGGTGTACAAGACCCAGTTACTGGAGATAGGTTTGTAAAAATAGACCGTGGTTCACCAACCTTAGACATAAGTAATTTAATACGAGATGTAAATCCTGAAAAAGTACATAGTTTATCTACACAAATAAAAGATGGCTTACGTAAGAAAGCAGGGCTTGTTAAGAAAAACGAAAAGATATCTACAGTAAATGTAAACGGAGTATCTGAACAAGTACTTCAAAATCCTGATCGTATGAGTATAGAAATATGTCGTATATCAGAACCTTACGTTAACTGTAACATCAACGGAGGCGACAGCGGAGCGTATTACTTTATTCTCACTAACCCTCACTATATGTATAATTTCAAAGGTGAACCTATATTTGAAATTGAAAAAGCTGACCCAGAGTTTTATCAAACTATTTTCGATAAATACGCTGATAAAATTGATGGAACTAAAAACGTCAAACCTATTGTTCTTCGTGATTTTTATACTGATACTTACTTTAACGGAGTATTTGATAATACTAAATCTCAGTTTACTGATGATTACCCATTAACACCTACACAAAAAACGTCTCTAGAAGGTTTTATGCGTACCCACAACCGACCAATGCCTGACTATATACCAGATGCACAAGTTGTGTTTGATCCAGCATCAGAAAAAGGTATACAAATGGAAACGGCCCCCTACCATGTCAACCTATACAGAAGATCCGGCTACATGTTAGGTGCATCTACTGAAGTACCTGAGCTTACTTATGGCACTGCAGCATCGATGTACAAATACATACCTAATACATTAACCTTAATGCAACACATACTTGGAGGAGGTAAAACTGAACTTGAACATTTTGTTAATTGGCTTGCTTATATTTATCAAAACAAACGTAAAACAATGACTGCATGGATATTTACAGGCGTTCCCGGTACTGGTAAAGGTTTGTTTATACACAAAGTACTTAAACCTTTGTTTGGTGAGCAACAAGTGCCAATGCGTTCTTTAGAAAACATAGAAGAACAATTTAACTTATACATGCGTACAGCCCTGTTTCTTGTAGTAGATGAGTTTCGTATGGGTGATTCAGGTAACACAGGCAGGATGGCTGACAAACTTAAACACCAAGTTACAGAACCAACTCTTACTATACGTGCGATGCGTACTAACCAAATAGAATTACCTAGCTTTTGTAACTTTATCTTTCTTACTAACCGAGCTGATGCAGTTAAAATAGAAGAAGGCGACAGGCGTTACAATGTAGCCCCCAGGCAAGAAAGTAAGTTAGAAGATGCTTATCCTAACTTCATTGGTATGCTAGCAGATGTACAAGCAGAACTATTCGCTTTTGCAGGACTTCTACAAAAGTTTCAAGTAGATGAGCGTATGGCTCATACAGCATTAGAAAATGATGCTAAGAAAGAAATGAAACAAGTATCTATGTCTGTACTAGAAGAATTTGCAACTGCAATTAAACAAAACAATTTAGAATACTTTGTAGAAATACTAGATATACCACTTACAAATACTTTTGACGCCGGTGGAATAAGTACAGCTCAAAGGTATATTAAAGACTGGGTTAGTAAAGCAGGCACTGAGCTTGTTATACCTATGCAGCATTTTAAACTAGTGTATGATGTTCTTACAGATAATAGAAAAGCACTAGCTATACGAGATTTTACAAAAGCAATGAGTCGACTAAATGTCACTACCACACGTAAACGTGTCGGCACTGGTAAATCCAGTTCAGCTCCTCGAGGGGTATTAGTAACTTGGGTAATTGATAACCAAGTAAAAGAAAATTTAATACAAGAACACTTTGACGATAAAGATACTACATTATTAGGAGACAAATCTATGATTAACTAATAACCCCTAAAATGTATGCCCCAACTTACGTCTGACAGGCGTCCCGATATTGATAATGTCGTAGAGATGTCAAAACCTAAGGAATTAGGTCTTATACCAGCTTGGTCCCATTCAACCCTTAAAACTTTTGAGGCTTGTGCTTATCGAAGTTACATAGCTAAAGTAAAAAGAATTAGTGAAGACTACGGTCCTGCTGCAAAACGTGGTAGCGAAATACACGATCAAGCTGAAAAATATGTAGATGGACGTTTACCAGAGTTTCCAGATACTTTAAGTAAATTTACATCACAATTTGAACGTTTGAAAAATCTGTATGACGAAGGTAAAGCAGAACTCGAAGGCGAATGGGGTTTTACTATAGAATGGGAAGCCTGTCATTGGATGGCAAAAGATGTATGGGCTCGTATCAAATTAGATGCAATCGTACATGAAGATAAGACCAGCGCACGTGTAATAGATTACAAAACTGGTAGACAGTTTGGTAATGAAATTGCACATGGGCAACAAGCTTTAACATATGCAATTGGTTCGTTTTTACGTTATCCAGATCTGCAACATGTACAAACTGAGCTCTGGTATCTAGACCATGGTACTGTAACTGAACAGTCCTATACTAGAGATCAAGCTCTTTTATTTTTACCAAAACTTCATGAGCGAGCTTTGGTTATGACAACAGCAGAAAAATTTCCACCTAATCCAAGTACATCCAGTTGTAAGTGGTGTTCTTATAAAAATGGTGAAGACCCTGCTTGTCAATGGGGTATGAAGTAGGTATAATCCTTTTCGTACAAAATAACAAATAACAAATAACAAATACAGCTATGATGGAGAAAACAATTAGTGCTTATGCACATCAGGAAGAAACCACAAAATTTCTAACTAACAACTCACGTTGTCTAATTACTTCCGATCCCGGAACAGGAAAAACAAGGTCAGTACTCGATGCACATGTACAATGGGGCGGACGAACTCTTGTTTTAGCACCGTTATCTATTCTGGAAGCAGCATGGGTTGACGACATAAAAAAGTTTCAACCTGATATTAAATACGGTGTTGCCTACGCTAAGAATAGACAAAAAGTATTTGAAGATACGTCGCTTGATATGGTTATCACTAACTTTGAAGCGGTCAATTTCTTAGTTAAAAATCAACAGTTATTAACAAACTTTAAAAACTTAGTAATTGATGAATTTACTGCTTTCAAAAATAAAGACGCTAAACGTTCCAAGAACATTAAAAAGTTATCAGAAGTATTCGAGCGAAGGGTCGGTATGTCTGGAACTCCTAATACTAATAGCATTCTTGATCTTTGGCATCCAGTCAATCTAATAGATGACGGAGAACATTTAGGTTCGCGATTTTATTCGTATCGTCATCAAGTCTGTACGCCACAGTTTAATGGCTTTGCTAACGTGTGGACAGACAAACCCGGCATCGAAGAAGTAATAGCTAACCAATTAAAAGACATTACCATACGACACGCGCTAGAAGATTGTATTGATTTACCTGACAATATAGTCCGAACTGTATATACAACACTTTCCCCGCAGGTAACTAAAATGTACAAAACACTTGCTGAAGAGTCAGTATTGTATACAAAACAAGGGACTATCAATGCAGTCAATGCAGGTGCTCGAGTCAAAAAACTATTACAACTTGTTAGTGGTGGTGTATATGACGAAAATGGTCTTACTCAGTATTTTCACCAAGATAGGTATGAACTTGTTATGGATCTAGTAGATGTACGTAAACATTCCCTTGTAGCATTCAATTGGAAACACGAACGTAATGCACTTATAGAACTCGCAGAAAAACGCGGGTATACATACGAAGTGATCGACGGTTCTGTACCTGCACAAAAACGGCCTGAAATTGTACAACGCTTTCAATCCGGACAAATACAAGTATTGTTTGCACATCCCCAGTCAGCAGGTCATGGTCTTACACTTACCAAAGCTAATACAATTATCTGGTGCTCACCTACATACAATGCTGAACATTTTCAACAGTTCAACAGACGTATACATCGTTCTGGTCAAACTCAAAAAACTGAAACTATACTTATATCAGCCAGAAATACATGGGAATCAGAGGTGTATAAAAAACTAAACGGTAAACTAAATCGTATGGAAAGTTTACTTAACGTGCTTACAGAATTACATAAGGTATAATATGAAAATGTCGGATGCAAAAAAGACTTTACAATTAGGACAACTTCCTAAAAAAGAATTAAAACAATTAACTAATACAGATAATACTGTATTAGCTACAGCTTTAATATATTCAATATCTGAACTTATTGTGTCTAGTTATTTAGATGAAAATATAGAACCAGATATTAAAGAAATTGTAAAAGAAGCAGCACAATTTGCTGTTGAACTTACTAAAGGAGTCAATATTGTATATGATGATTTACATATTGATCTAACAGAAAATCAAATCATACACTAGGAGGTGTTATGGAAACTCAACCAAAAGTCACACTCGATGACAAAATGAACATGCTTACAAACACACGTACAAAGCTTAAGGTTCTTCTCGAACAAGAGAAAGAACTAAAGCAAGTACAGAATGCTTTGGAAGCAGAAATCGCTGCCGATATGGAAAGTCAAGGACTTACTCAAACCGGTAACGATGCGTGTACTATTTCTCTTAAAACGGAAACAGTACCAACTGTAGAAGACTGGGACGCTCTACATCAACATATAACTGACACAGGTCGGTTTGAGTTGTTGCAGAAACGTATGTCAGCTACAGCTTATAGGGAACTTATCGCTATGGAACCTTCGGTTCCGGGCGTACGTTCCACGGAGCTTACTAAGGTTAATTTCCGTAGTAAGTAATTTAAACAAGAAAAACGAAAGGTGAACAATGAGCGAAACAGCTATATCACTTGTTTCTAACAACGTGCCAGCGCATGTTAAAGAAGCATCAGGGCTTGGTAATGAGAATATCACTGCTGAGCATTTACAAACCCCCAGAGTAAAGTTACTCCAACAAATGAACAGTGAAGTGGATTCTAATCACGACGCGTACATTGAAGGTGCTAAACCGGGTCACTTTATAAATAGCATTGATAGCACAAACTACGGCACAGAGCTGTACGTTATTAATGTACATTTTAAAGAAGACTTTGTACTTTGGAAAAAAAGAGACGCAGGAGGAGGGTTAATTGGGACTTATGCTAGTCAACAAGCAGCCCTTGACCACCTTGCAAAAGAAGGATTGAAAGCTGAAGATCATGAGATTATGCAGACTCAATCACATCTATTACTTCGTAAAGATCCAGAAACAGGTGAGTTAGATAAAACTCCGTTTCTTATGGATTTTGCTTCGTCTAAATTAAGAGTTTCACGAGAGTGGAACACTCAGATTGGACAGCTAGGAGGCGATAGGTTCAGTGCATTGTGGAAACTAAGTTCTCTACAAACACAAAATAGAGCTGCACAAAAGTTTTATAACTTAAATGCAGAAAACCAAGGTTGGGTAACCGAAGAAGATTATGAGTATGCCAAGGAGGTATACACTAAACTTAACTTAGGTCCAACCAACTCCTAAAAGTGATGTACATACGGCGACAAGATGCGTCGTCGTATGTGCTACAATACACTACATCCGGTTCAGATCCGGAGTAATGTATGCAAGAACGTCACTTTATAAATAAAGTACACAAAAAACTTCCCTCCACTATTTACAAATGGAAAATCAATGACGCCTACCATGGCGGTGTGCCAGATTGTTTCTACTCAGGCAATGGCGGCCTCTGTTTTGTAGAGTATAAATATAAAAAAGAATTACCTAAAAGAGATGGAACATCTATTGGTTTTAATTTAACACCCCAACAATGCGCATGGCTTAAAGATCGTAAGAACGAAGGTGTGCCAACGTTTGCAGTTCTTGGTGTAAGTAATTTACTTGTCTGCACACAAGATTTTGATAATGTAAATAATATTACTAAATCGCAGTTCATAAAAAAAGCCATAAATATCTCAGAATTTGTAGCCAAATTAGAGGATTTATGTGTAAAATAACACTCATGAGTGGTAAAAACCTCTCTAGTTTAACAGGAGAGTGTAATAGCTTAGCTGACTCACCTTGTATTGGGTGGTGTACAGTGCGCCAGTTTGGGGATAAGAGGTGTAAAGGTTGTGGACGATATGACTTTGAAGCCGATTCAACCTTCTGGTTTAATGCGGATGAATTAGTAAGAAAACTTATTAATTTACGTAATGCTGCTGCGGGTTATCAAATAAAACAACTTCGCGGTAAAGCCCGTCCTGTGCCTAAAGCTGTTGCAAATAGACCTACAAAAGAAGACCCTTCAACACAGTATTAGTATGGGAAGAAACTACAAACAAGAATACGAAAGATACCATAAATCTAAAGAACAAAAAGAAAGACGTGCTGCACGTAATACCGTACGTAGAAAAGCCTTAAAAGAAGGAAGAGTTACAAAAGGAAGTGGTTTTGATATACACCACAAGGATGGCAATCCAAAAAACAGCCACCCGTCAAACTTAGTAGTTCAACATAAAAGTCAAAATAGGTCTTTTGCTAGGGATAAAAACGGAAGAAAAGCTTAATAGCCTTTCATTCTCATACGTTTAGGCTTACTATTTATTTTCTTTTTCTTTTTACCTTTAGTAACGTTTTTTCTCTTACTATATGCGCCATATCCAGCCATATTAATACTCCGTTTTAGTGTTTTTAAATTTACGATGTGAGTTAGTGTCAACAAATATAGATTGTTTTTCACCGGGTACAGAGCCGTCGTGATTCGGAACTGTAGAATACTTCTTAGTGCACAAGTCTTTGTATGTGTGTGGTTCTTTATGATTTAAAGGTTTATTTATCATATCTCTATTTTACACAAACACACGATCTAGATCCATGTGTTTGTAATACATTAACATTTCCAACGTCTACGTGCTTGTCTTATTCTAGAATTAGGATCATTTCTAGTTTTAGCTGAACTTCTTTTCAATTGCCCCAATGATCTAGCACAATAAGACTTACGTCTTTTAGCTGCTTTGCTACCTTTCTTAACTTTACCAGTAACTGCTGTTTTTAGTTTAGATCCAGGGTTAGCTTTACGATAAGCACGTACACCTTTAGCTGTCATACCAGCACCAGATTTAGTAGGCCTATAGTTAGCTCCTTTACCTTTAGTAGTTTTTCTAATACTTTTACTTTTTTTTCTTTGTGGCACGTCTTTTCCTTTTTGTTATAGTTCTTACATTAGTAGGCTTGCCTCCTGGATTTCCTGCTCTACGCTTACGAGATACCGCGCTGCGTCTTTGTGCAGCAGTCATACTACGGGCCTTGGACCGTGGTACGCATTTCGGGTATGCACGTTTGCTTTTCTTAGCCGATTTACGACCGCAAGCTTGGTATTTACCCTTCTTCTTAGGTGCACCAATATCCACCCAATCGCCTTTCTTACCTTTACCAAACCAAGCTGTTAAGCCTCCTTTGGGTTTCGTGTTAGCCATTACCTGTAACCACCACCACGTTTCTTGTACGTACGAACTAACCAACCGTTAGCATAAGCACTAGGATATACTTTAAATTTACGTTTAGCTTCAGCTTTTACTCTAGCGTATAACGCTGGGTTAGTTGGCTTAGCACCACTTTTCTTTTTAGTTGTCTTTCTTTTCTTTGCTGGCATTATGCACCTACCTGTTTTTGCGCCTTCTTGTGCGCTTGTCTAAATGTATCACCCATAAGTATTCTACGTTTCATATACTTCATATGTTTTGCCGTATGATGTTTAGAATGACGCTTCATAGCTCCTTCTTGACGTTTAGTCAACTTTTGTTTTTTGACTCTCATAGAAGTCTTTTTTCTAGTTCTGGGCATTTTTCAACATCTCAGCTAGCTTATTTATGTCCATTGTAGGCTCAGGAGTTGGATCATTAGCACTGTTTGCAGTTCCTTGAGGCACTAATCTGCGCTCATTCACTGGTGTTGTGCCTGCCATACCCGGACCCATTTCTTTCATTTTTCTAGTAGCCATAGCTTATTTTACCTCATTATTATCGTCTTTCAAAAAAGACCTTAATTTTTGTGCTTTCTCCTCAGCTGTATCAGCATGTAACTCTGAGTCTACAATCTTTTCTAGCTTTAATGCATCAATTTTTTGGTTTGATATATAACGCCACGTGTAACCGTCATCGTTGTACACCCCAAATACTGTTTGTGAAAACCCTACTTTTATAATAAGTGCGGTATCACCATCTAAAATTACCTTATCACCTTCTTTAAATGACGACGTCAAACGGAAAGTAGCGCCTTTCACAAAGCCTACCGCCCAATCTTTTACAGCTAAACCTACTAACAGGGTTAGTACAAACCCTATAAATTCAATATAAAAATCGTTTAACGTAATCTCAAACATAGTCATATCATACATATTCTAATGTAGTATTCTCCATAAGATATTCAAATAATACTCTAAAATCTTCTTTTTTAAGAAACGGCACATTGTTTCTCATATGCAGTTTCCGATACTCAGTATACGCTATTTCTAATTGTTCTTCTGTGTACAAAATCATTCTGGTTTAGTGGGCCAAGTAACATTAGTAATATCATCATCATTATCATAGTTACTTGGTAAGTTTCTTAATTGTGTTCTATAAGTAGCCCATTCTGCTTTCTTGCTATCTGACAAAGGCGAATCAGGCATTTGTGTATAATCGGATTCTAACAAAAGTCTATCTCTTTCTTCTCTTAACATATCAAGAGTGGGAC